GAAGAAAGGAATAAAAGATCCAATCTAAAAGTTCCCATTCTCCAAGTTTGGCCTGTGCTTACATTACCTACCTTGATTGCAATTTGTCGTGCTCTTGCACGGGTAAAGATCTGAGTCGTTGAAGTTGTGGCATTATAAGAAGTAGAGGTTGCTGTACTAGTTGGAAATGCTTTAGTATTTAAATAAACTTTAGCGGTTCCGGTTTGAGCTCCAAAGTCAGGTATGATTCTACTAATTCTCATCATGAACTCACCACCAATGGGTCCTTCAATTCCTTGAGTACCAATATCATAGTCTCCTGATTCAACACTAGCGGATATAGCATTCGTTGTACCACTGGCAAAAACTTCATCGGTTCCTTTTTCTTGTTGCCAATAATAACTAGCACCATTAGAAATGCCTACAACGGTTGGATAAGTAGGGGCTACCCCACTTTTAAATTCGGTTGCATAAGGCTTAGTGAAAACTCCCTCAATGCTCCACGTTGAACGAGCTAGGGAAGAAGTATACCAGATTGGGTTTTGCGGGGATGAATCTAAATAATTATAGGTCACGGATCGATCAACGTAACTTGAATCACTGCTTGGATAAAACCAAGTGATCTCTCCAAACAAAGCATTAACGGCTACATGAATTTGTTGATTGGCATTAGCATTAATATCTTCAAAGACATAATCTTCTACCAGGCAAGGCATTAATTGTACCCGTCCTCCATCAAATTTATAGAATCCTGTAGGTCCCATCCAATAGGCTATACCATTAACTTCTGCTGCAGCGTGCTGACTAGACATACCACAATTGGTTCCCATTTGTTGAAAACCAAAAGTTAAAGGAGGCCCAATGAATTTCATAGTATACATGGCAGTATCCGACCAAATATAAACGGCTGTCCTTCCAACAATTCCACCTATCAGTTTAGAACCATCGGTAAGTCTTTGACTACCTGCTGTATTGCTAGCGGTCGGAGTCCAGGTTGTAATACTTTCTTGATCAGACCACCGAACAAACATATCATCTTGAGTTGTTGAGCTTTGAAGTGTGGTTTCTGTACCAACACAAATTAAATGACGGTCGGGGGTTGAGAGAACCATGTCTCTTGAAGCCGTAGGAACTTCTGAGCCTGTTACTAGGACTGCTCTTACCTCTAAATTAGGTAAAGAAGGTTCCCATTGAAAAATGGTTTTGTTATGAATGAGAGCCAATAAATTTTCTCCATAGTTGAGCAGTCTCCATTGCGCAGGTTCAATAACAATATTTGATGAAGAACTTGCGCTGCCCCAGCCTACATAATTTGTGGCATCATAAGTAGTCACGTCATCTGAATGAGCCGCGGTTGAGGTTCCATTGGTTCCTCGGGTAATTCCGTTTAAGGCGTTGCTAGTAATTCCTGTATAAGTAATCAATTCACTTTCTACTAAGATCGTACCCGCACTTGTAAAACCTGTAGTCGATGTTAAATCAATATCAGTTCCTGATCCTCCTGTTCCATAGGCATCATTTAATAAAGCTCCATCTAAAGTTGTTTGAATGAGAGGAAGAGTTTGACCACTCCAAGTATTCGTACCCCAGCCATATCCATAAGTTTGAATAAGAGGGCCAATCACATAATAAAAATCGATCGTAACCGTTCCTGAAGGACCTGCGGTTGAGCCCGCATTACTTCCCATAGTCACTTCTATAGTCGTAGCACTTGGCACAGCGGCTACTTCAAAAAGTATATCATCAAAATCTGATGCGCTAAAACCTCCGGGTACAGAGGTGGCACTAGAACATAAAATAATATCTCCTGCCTCAGCATTATGAGCGGTACTGGTGGTAAGAGTAACGGTGGATGAACCACTCGCAGTCGTGAACGTGGCTCCCGTTTGCTGACGAGTGGTGTCGAGAGGAGTGATATCATAGAACGCTCCTTCAAAATAAATGTAAAGACACTTGTTGGTTCCAATAGCAGCGTACTTATTACCCGCTAGATCGACCCAGGTATGTTGATCACGGCCTGCACCAATCAAGTTCTTGTCAACCAGTTGTTCCCAACCCCCTATTTTTTCAGGGAAGCCATAGCGAAATCGGGTGTAGTCTGCATTGACCCATTTCCCTTCGGCTCCTGTGTCTGAGGATTGTTTGTCTAATCCCGGTATTAATCTGATTTTATGTAGCATAGAAATTCCTAAAATTCCTTTATAATACACCCTGATGGACTGGTCAACTTGAGTTTGAATCAAAATTATATACAAAAACGATTCTTTTTTTAGTGTTTTGCTTGGGAGCAACCCTGTGTTCGACATAGCTACGCCATACCAATAGTATTCCTGATTGAGGAGGATACAAACAAGTTCTATAAGTAAAGGAATTATATAGCTTCGAGTTAGTAGAGGTATGAGGGCGAGTGTTAAAAGGATTTTTCATATCTTGAATTGGATTTTTAAAAATAGTGGCTGTATCTTCTTTATACCCTTCCAGAAAAAATATCGTTGAAAGGGTGTGTCCAGGATGAGCATGAAAGTCTTGATAAGCTCCCACTTTATAGTCCCATAGCCAGGATTCTTTTGCTTCATATTTAAAAGCAAACTTATGCTTCTGGCTAAATTTATTGACCTCCTGCGCTACCCAATCGTTTAGTTTTTTAAATTTCTTATTGCAGTGTACGCGATGATTAATAAAACCATCCTTATTAGATGGATAATTTTTAATAATTTTTTTATATTTAGATTGAATCTCATCGATAAAAGGACAGTGAACTGACCCAATGACTGTTGGAAACCAACTCTCAAATTTCATTTTGTATCATCAGGTGAGTTCTAAACGATCGAGGTCATTTAACTCACCAAATTTACCTTTAGCAAAGGTATTAAAAGACAGGCTAATTCGTTTAATTTTGGATTTATTTTCCTTTACCGAATGAATTAAGGTTGATGGAAATAAAAATAACTGACCTGCTTCCATATTTACCCAATAAGTTCGTGCATTATACATATCAAAAGATTTATGGTTTACTAGAAATGGAAGTAAACTTTTTCCTCTAGTAAATACAATGGGTGTTTGGTCTCCTTGAATATAAAAGACACCACTAATCAGACTATTTGGATGAGTATGAGTATGGTGTTTATCATATGTAGCATTGTAGTTACACCAAGATTGGGTGATATAAAATTCTATGTCTTTAATCCTTAAAAATTCATGAGCATAAATATCTAGCCATTTCTGCAAATATTTTTTTATTGATCTTAATTCGGGAACCTTTAAAACATAATTATTTGTGGAAACACTATTATAAGCATTTTTTGATGTCTTTAATTTCTTAATATAATTTAGTTCTCTCCTGTTGAATTGATATCTTTCCTGAGGAGTAACCAAAGGTACACTAAACAAAGGAAAAATTGTATATTTATCTTTTTCGTTTTTCATCTTTTGTGCTAAAAAAAATAGTTAATGTAAATCGATACGCTGGGCCAATAGATGATTGAGGTCTTAATGTATGAGGAGTATTATGTCCGTCAAAAATAATAAATCTTCCCGGGGTATAAGGCGAAGTAAAAATAATGTCTTTTTCATTTTTATCCCAAAACAAAGTTTCTCCACACCATTCGCGTTTCCAATCTAAATTAACATAATAAAGAACTCCCAACCAATTAAGATGAATATGGTTGTAATAAATGTCCCCGGGCTTGGAGAGATTCATAACTATCTTCCTAATATATTTAGGTCTAAAATATTTTTTAAATTTAGATTTTTGGAATATCTTTTCAACAAAAGGGAGAATCTTCATTTTTGTTAGATCCTCCACTGAGTAATGACTATGGAGACAAGGAAAAGCCAGTTTGTCATATTCATCGCGATCTGGCCATCCTATCTGGTATAAAGATTTTTGAGCAAAAACATAAAAAGCGTCGCGTTCAGCGAAAGGAACAATATTATCATAAACTTCTATTCCTTTAAGATTTGAAGTCATGCTAGGCTCCCATCAGCGGAGTTTATAGATATACTAATACGATCTTCTTTATTTTTATTTGTTTCAACTTTATGTTTCAGCCATCCTGGAAACACATAGAAGACATTATTTTCTACGGGCATTGTCCATTTCCCTGAATTATATTCCACATATTTAGTCATCCATTTCTTAAGCATATAATTGTCTATATCAGAGTCATTATAAAAAACAATGTTTCCACTATTTTTTGGAACTGAAATATAAAAGGAACTGGCGAAACAGACACGTGGATGATTATGACTTTCATTATAAGAATTAGGATAATTAATATTAAGCCACATATTTGAAATAGTTAAAGAGGCGTTATAACAAAACTTTGTTTTAAATTCATTGAAACATCGCGTGGCTTGTTCCCGTAAACTTTGTAGCTCGGGAATGTTTAAATTTAAGTCAGGGCTTTGATACCCTCCTTTATTACTAATATAAACACTCGGATGATTTTTAGCCCATTGTCTTGAAAATTTAGCTAAGGCCTTAAGATCCTCCTTTAAAACAAATTTAGCTATAGGCGTTTTAAATATTTCTATGAGGTTCATTCAGCCTTTCGTTCTGTGATTATATCAAAGTATAAAAATGAAACCAAGATATATTTAACATTACTTTTAGGGGGTATTCCTCTGTGAACATGGGTATAACTGCTTGGAAAAAAAATTAATTTACCTGCCTCGGGTTTAACTGTTATGCCTTGATAAGGCAGTTCTGTTTCTCCGCCTTTCGCTACGTCATTAAGATAAAACATGGAGGACACGATACAGCCTTGTTCTTTAATCCAAGGGGTTTGTTGTTCATAATGCCAACCCCTACTGCTATAATGATCCCCAATTTCAATTCTTCTTAGTTTCCAATATCTAGGCCTATGAACTGGTGAATAATATAACAGAGGAAAATCTTTTTGATATTTATTAACATAATTCTCCCTTTGCACCTTTTGTATAACAGGAAGTTCCTCATCAAATTGATTTCCTTTAGTTAAAAATAAATCACTTGTTAGTCTGCCTCGTGAATCTACTTGATTCCCTTCTTTCCTTAATTTTTCAAATTTACTAATAAGTTTTTTACAAATAGCTTGAGGCAACGCTTTCTTATAAATTCTAACAAAAGAATCATTAGATTTAGGATTTATAATAAGTTTGTCTTTGCCACCCTCAAGTCTAGCTTCGCTTTTTTTCATATCTTATTTTTCTTGGATGTGTTCCTTGTAAGATTAATATTTAAAACAATAGTGATTCTATTCTTCTTTTTAGAAGTTTGGCGGTTTATTTTATGTTGGAGAAAAGAAGGGGAAAAATAAAACTCATCTTCTTCTACATCTCCAACCCAATCTTTATATGCCCAAGAATTTGAAGGATGTTTACGATCTAATATCTCAGGTAGTTCTGGCCTAAGAGTATTTATATATTCGACATGGGGTAAAGTATTTTCGAATATAGTGGGAGTGTGGTATTTCTTATCAAATTGTAGATAATGCACTGCTGTAAAATCTACTCCGAGATGCAAATGTGACTCCATGTACTGAGAGTTAGATAAACAAGTATAATTGACTATTGAAAAATTAAAACGAAAGTGCGAAAGAAGTGCCATCTTATCAAATATAGCAACAAGAACCTTTTTATAAATAGGAAGAAGAGTAGTAAAATTTACTTTATGATATTTTGGATTAGAGAAATCACCATAGGCATGGTGTAATACACTTTTCTTATCCCACAGGTTTCTTTTTTTATTTAATTTAAAATTTTTTTCTATAGTAGAGATAATAGATTTTTTATCATAGGAGTTCTTGTCAATTTTCGTAGTCATGAGAGGATAACCAAATAATGAACTGTTTTTAATTAAATCCATGTTTTATATTGTTATAAGGCTGACCATTTTTTTCGATCCTAGCGTTCCTTTAATAAAAAAATTTGCTCCTACTGCAATTCGATCTTGTTGAGTCCTATTAGGAACAGAGCTATGACGAATATGTCCTGGAAACAAAACTATATCCCCAGTTCGAACTGGGAGTTCCCAGATTTGACTATTGTAAATATTAAAACGGTTAATGGTATAGTGAAAATTAAAGCATTTTCTAATGGAACTTATGTCCGAATGAATATGAATAGAGCCCTCTTTACACTGAGCATAATAAACTAAACTTATAAAGGTATTGGGATGAGTATGGGGTTCATGAAAAGCATTAGTGGGGTTAAGAGTAGACCAACTTTGAGTAAGATAAATTTGATCTTTAATCTCCAATACATTACGCACGTATTCCTTAGCTTTTTTAATAATAAATTTTTTAAGGGAAGTGAGAGCTTTATCGTTTAATAAAGAAATCGTCTCAGATAAATAGAATC